TGCTGGATTGGTAATACTTTCTTGATTTTAAAGGGCTGTAGTGAATTTTGGGTGACTATTGGGTGATTGCTGCAGTTTCTTGAGTGACCGGTTTTCCGGACTTAACATAAAAAAACCAGCCAAGCCAATTGAGAGTGTTATTCTAATTAACTTAAGCATAGCCACCTCCGTAGCTTTGGGTCTGGTTGTCGTTACGCGGTCCGTCCAGCATCTGCATTTCATTGGCTACAACCTCGGTCGTGTAGCGCTCAATATTGTCTTCACCTGTCCACTTACGAGTTTGCAACTTACCTTCAATGTAGACCTTTGAACCCTTGCGCAAGTATTTTTCGACTATCTCTGCCAGGCGTCGATACATAACGACACGATGCCACTCGGTTTGTTCGCGCTGCTCTCCGGTTTGTTTGTCCTTCCACGCTTCTGTAGTGGCCACTGAAAGCACTGCAATTGCCATCCCGTTTTGCGTGTATCGGACTTCGGGGGCTGTGCCTAGGTTGCCGATAATCAACACTTTGTTTAATCCTTTGCTCATACTTAATTTCCTGTTAACTCTAGTTTTTCCCAGTCGTCCCTACAGCTTGCATCACACCAGCGTCGGTCGTCCTTTAAATCCTCACCGCAATTCAGGCAGTAGCCCGTCGCGTTAGCAACTGAGGTATTAGCTCTAGCTTTTTTTATTTGCCACGCTTGCATTTGCTCTGTTATTTCGTTTGCTCTATCTACATTGTCAGTCATCATCTTTTCCTAGTAGTTTTTTAAGGCTGGGTGTTGGTTGTCCTCTAGCGTCGTTGATGTAGCAGAGAATGCACTTTGCTTTTCAGTTCAGAAACCTGTCTTTCAAGCTTGCGGTTTCTATCAATTACAGAAACATTTTGACGCATCCGTAGATGAGCACGTTCACACAACTGGTGTATTTCGGTGTTGTCTGTTAAGCATTTAACTCGGACGAACTCATCAAGAACCATGTCGTTCTGGTCGGTTGATGCGACTAGCTGATTCTCTAAATCCGTGCAATGAGATCTTAATCGCTCAATCATGTCATCCGCATCGATAACACGTTGGTTGGCTTTTTCTACTTCATCTTCCAAATCAAAAATATAATCCTCTGGAACAATTCTTAGTGGGATTGTTTCGTCATCTGCCCAAGCCCCAGCGTCATGGTCAAACCTCTCAACTACAAGCTCTCTTTTGTGCCATTGCTCACTTGAACTTCCACCCATGTAGGGAATTGTATAGCTGTCGAACGGGCCTCCGTAGGTAGCGATTCCATCAATAATCATGAAAAGTTCACGCCCCGTTATTGGGCATTTAGGCAAAGGTTCGACGCATTTATTGCAAAGTCGTTCTAGCTTTCCCACGCGCTCATTAGCCTTTGCTAACTCATTTTCAAGCCGCTCAATATCTGCGACGGTGTAAACCTTGTCGCCGTTTCTCAATGTGTTCACTTTCTCACCTCTGTGTAATCGTTTAACGCCTGGCGGCGTTTGTTATCAATGTGTTCGGCTAAGTCGCGTAAGTCGACCATCCACTTTGCGCGCTCAGAGTCGCGAAGCTTGAATGTGGGTATCGGCAGCAATTGTCCTGCGGCTAACATAGCTGCCTGTTTTTCCTTTATGCCAAAGAACTCTTCGCACACTTCACCCAGCGGTACCGGTGAACGTTCGTACCTGGCCAATAGCAAAAACACTGTATTCACTGTTAACGCTCCCTTTCGAATACCCAACATTTAACACTAGCCGGCTTCCTTGGCCCGGTTATTCCACTACCTTTATTTATGTACTCGTTCACCGCACTGCGCACGGTTTTAACCTCAAGGAACTTGCGAGACTTACACGCTTTAAGGTGCTTTTTAAGGTCAGGAAGCGGTGGAAGTTTCTGACGGAACTCGCCAGCTTCTTCTTCCATGTGGTTTAAATTCACGGCTATTAAACCGTCGTCTTTTGAGTGGTTGACTACTGGCCACTCAAACTTTTCTTCTAGGTAGTCGAACACGTCCCAGAATTGCTGAACCGATTTATGGTCTGCGCTTATGGCTAGCTGTCGCTGCAACGCCAGTTCAACCAACTTCTCTTTCGCTGCTTCAATCTGGCTAACTTTAAAATCAGTGACTAATGTCAGGCAGTCAAGCATGGCCATTATTTGTGCGTGATTTTTTATTATCCTGTGGGTTTTCAGGTCGTCATTTTCAGCAAGCAGGGATTCGTAATGCGGCACTTTTTCTTTGTACAACGCAATCACTCGTTTCTCAGCTATGGCGCACTTAAGAATAAAGCCAGACACCTGTTCAATCGGCATGGTTTCTAGCGCTCTCGCTGCCTGTCGTGTTTCGGTGTTGTGGCCTTTACGGTCTGTTTTTATGTGAATGATACGCTCGAGTACAGCTTGCGAAGCCTGAACCTCTGCGTTTTGCGATATGACTATTGTGCCTCTGAAAGGCGGCTCATAGGTTTCGTTGCCCGCATTCTTTACGCCTCGACTTCGCGGCGAACGACCGTTGTAGGCGGTCTTTAATTCGTCCCAGTCAAAACTTTTTTGCTTCATGTCTTTTTCATCGCCACGGTCACCCTCAATTAGAACAACGGGTAAGTTGGCCACCTGGGACAATCGCCGTGCGCGTGCAGCGGCGGTCGACTTCACTGGGTCAAAACCTTCTTCGTCTGGACGTCCGCAAAGCCGCCACATAAATTCGATTAGTGTTGACTTACCAGAGCCCGGCTCACCAATGAGTTCAAGGAAGGGATATGTCTTATCAAGACCACGAATTTGCTCGGCATAAAGCGAGCCAAACCAGAAAGCCAGTGAAATTAAACCTTTCTCTTTAAACGCGGTGTACAGGTTTTTTTCCCATACTGGGTTGAGCTCTTTTAAGTCCGCATTAACATTAAGAGAAACTGATTTGTTTAACGTCTTAATGTTAAGCTTGCCAAAGTCGAAAAAATCTTCGTCATTAAGCGGCTTGGTAACACCGTCTTTAACGGCCAGGTCGCCCAGTATGTAAATGCCGTATTCTCGTGAATAACCGACGAAGTCCACACCCTGAACGCGCTTAATGTCGTATAGTTGCTGTTTCATAAGTCGGTCTAGCTGACCACTGGAGCCGCTCCATACCGCGCCAGGCGCAACACTCATTAAACGCTTTTTAAATTCGCTGGCACTGGATAACTGACCGCCGCTAAAGGTGTTTTTAATAGGCGCATTGTCGTGCGGAAAACTAACACGAAAATAGTACCAGCTTTCGTCAGTGACTTCGTGCGCTTGGTAATAGAGCGCTTCCGGATAACAAGCAGCTAATTCGACAACCGATGAAGACTCTTTTAAAGCGCTCTCAATATCTTTTTCACTGGCTTCTATGCCGTCTTCTGCGCTATATCCCAGCGAACTCATTGCTTTTACGTAGCGGTCGGAATCAATTTTGAACCAGAATAGACGGTTATCGAATCTAAATGGAAAATCTTTTTGCTGCGTTTTCTGGTGCATTAACCGGGCTTTCTCAGTCGCTGTTTTTGCGATCAGTAAACTGCCCAGATAAAGGTAATCTTTTACGTGTTTATCTGTCAGTCGCCCGCGCTGAAACAACTCGTTCCAGTCCAGCTTTACTTTTCCTTTGGGTGGCTGTGCTGCCGTTGCCCGGAAGCCCGCTTTACGTGCGTAGTTGACGAACTTGCGTGTGAAAGACTCACCGGCAGGGCCGTCATCGAGAGCAAATACAAGCTTAGGCAATTCACGGCCTTGTTTTTTACAGGCCTTTTCCAGCGCATCAAGAGCGTCATTTGGGTAGTTGTTGCAGCTCATTAAACTGACTGCAGTAATGCCGGACTGGATCAGCGCTATTGCATCAAAGATACCCTCGGTTAACCATACGTCTTTGGTGTCTTCCGGAATGCCGCTTGGTGGTTGCCACCACTGGCCTTTGTATTTACCCACAAAGTTAGCCTTCATTTTTCCAAAGCGCTGAGGCTTATCAATGAAGCGCTCCCACGATGCCCCGTTGGGTAACTCAAACTTAACTGTGGCGGTACCAATTTGCCGTTCAGTGCAGTAGTAACTACCTTGCGTGTACCAACCTTTTATTTTGGAAACATCAAAGCCTCGTCCAGTATGCAAATAGGCTTCTGCCGATGCATTCGGGCTTTTAGGTGTCGGCTTGTATCGGTCAGACCATGACTCGAAAAGTTCGGGGTATAACTCTTTAATGTGGTATTCGGCAGCGCATTTATTCATGCGACCGCAACGAACTACCCAAGGGGTTTCAGCCGGCGCGTATAATTCTTTTTTGCCACAGCTTGGACAACGGCCTTGCTGAAAAAATTCTTTGTTATTTGTTTTAAATTCAAAGTCTCGCAGGAGGCGTGTTACCACCTCTTCTCTTAGTTGTGCGTTCATTATCCCTCCGATGAAGGCTTACCCGCTCACCAGGTTTAGTTTTGCTTTGCTGTTCGTGTAACCGGCCTAACCTCAAGATGAACCTGCGCATTAGGCGATGCCGATGGGGAAATAGAGTGGGTCACTTCTTCAATAGCTGAATAGGTGTGACCACACAGGTGGTTTTGGCAAGCGTAGTAACGTTGGGTTACCAGCGCACTTATGCTTTTACTGGTGCGGACTCTTGCGCCTGCGCCGCAGTGTGGACATACTGATGAAACTCTTCTACTCATTGTCGTCTTGCTCCGCATTCTCCGTTGCCATTTCTGGCGCATTCACAGCTTGCACCCACTTCACATAGGGTTGCCATTGCATCCAGGTACTTTCGTGTAACCAGGGAAATACCAACGGCATTGAACATTTCCTCGATGCGGTCAATCGTTATCCCTTGCTGGCCGCTCAAAAACCGAGACACCTGACTGTCGTCCCAGCCAATGGCTTCGCGAACGTTGTGCCGTTCTGACCCATTTAGAGCGCTGCGAAGCGTACTCTCTATGCGTCCTGTTGTTCTGTTGTTCATAGTCATCATCCTTAAACAAATTAAGTTGAGTGCGGTTGAGGGACGTTATCGATAGCTTTACTGGTGCTCGGCTTCGTCAAGGTAGTTGTTCATACCTTCAACGATAAATAGCCGGGCTTGGGCGCTGATTGACCGGACCTCTTGACTGGAAATGTTTTGCATTTTTTCCAGCTCATCGGGCATTAGTCGGACGTAAATTGGCTTGTTTG